GCCCCGGAGATCCCCGGACGAAGCTCTGTGGTCTCCACAGACGTGGCCGATGCGGTTGAGTGGATTCTGCCATCTGTCGTGGAGAGCCTCAGCGGCAAGTCAGTTAAGTTCAGACCCTGCTCAGCTATGGACGAGGCGCAGGCAGAACTGGAAACCGACTACACGCACCACCTGTTCAACGAGGAGAACAACGGCTACCTGAACCTGTACACGGCGGCGAAGGACGCGCTGATGTCTGGGGTGGGTGTCCTGAAGTGCTACTACGACGACACGCCCGAGATTCACGTCGAGCACTACAGGGGCCTGCAGGAGCCTCAGCTTGAGGCGTTGCTCGGCGACCCCATGGTTGAGGTCAGCCAGATCGAGCGCTCTGAGACTGACGGCATCGCCGTAACGGCGTCACGCATCATTAAGCAAGGGAAGGTCAGGGTTGAGTCAGTACCGCCAGAGGAGTTTCGTGTCTGCGATGATCACAGCTCTTGCGATCTATCTGACGCCCGTTTCGTCGCCCACACCCGACGTCGGTCCGCCTCGGATCTACTGGCCGAGGGCTACGACCCCGAGATCATAGAGGAGGCGGCGGAGTCCTACATTGACCGCGACGTCAACGACTACCGCTTTGACCACCAGACTGACGACGAGAGCCAGAAGCAGATCGTTGTGACCGAGGCCTACATGAAGGCCGACATCAACGACGACGGAATCTCTGAGCTGGTGAAGATCACCGTGGTTGGCGAGCACACGCCTAGCGAGATTCTGGACATCGAGGAGATCGCCGAGATCCCCTTTGTCGCCATGAACGCCATTGTGAAGCCACACAGCTTCTACGGCGTCTCAGTGTTTGACCGGCTGAAGCAGATCCAAGACCTAAAGACCGCGATCCTGCGCTCGACCATGGACAGCTACTACCAGTCCACCAACCGCATGAAGGTCGTGCAAGAGGGTCAGGTAAACCTCGACGATTTAATGGTCAGCCGCCCCGGCGGCATCATCCGGGCCAAGGGCCACAACGCCGTGATGGAGATCGGCGGTACGCCCATTGGCATGGAAGCATTCCAGCTCCTGCAGTTTGCAGATGAGCAGAAACGATCAAGGGTCGGTGTCAGCTCCGACATGGCAGGGCAGAACCAGCTCGTTAATAACGAGAGCGCTCACGCAGTTGAACGTCTGATGAGCGCGCAAGAGATGCTGACTGGTTTGATCGTCCGATCCATTGCCGAGACTGGCATTAGACCCGCCTATAAGTTGTGCCGTGACCTGATGGTCCGGTACCACAACGCCTCGACGCCGTTCAAGTTCCGGGGTCAGTGGCAGAACATCAACCCAGCCGACTGGGGCGACCGATCACGAATGATGGTCACGGTGGGCGCGGGCGCGGGAGACGAGCAACAGAAGATGGGCTCGCTCCAGCAGATCTTTGCCATCCAGCAGCAGTTCATGCAGGACCCAACGCAGGCGCTTGTTACGCCTAAGCACATGTACGCCACGCTGAACGACTTCGTGAACATGAACGGGCTCGGTGACAGCGAGCAGTATTTCGCCAACCCCGAGAGCCCAGAGGGCCAGCAGATCGCGCAGATGAAGGCGCAGCAGGGTCAGCAGCAGCAACAGCAGATGATGCAGGAGCAACAGATGCAACTGCAGATGCAACAGCAGGCGCTACAGGCCCAGCAGAAGGTTGCAGACGCGGAGATGCAGAAGGCGCAGGCCACGATGATGAACGGCCAGCTCAAGGAGCAGATCAACGCCATGAAGGCGGAGATGGAAGCCCTGAAGGACGCGGGACAGCAACAGTTCCAGATCCAGAAGCTGAAGACAGACGCTGCGCTCAAGCTGACCGAGCTAGAGATCAATGCGAAGCGAGATTTAAACAGGGACGTCCAAGACAACAAGGAAGCGTTGAATGGTGGATCTACAGAAGGAAGCACGCAGAGGGCGAGCAGCGCGAGCTGAGCTTGCCCTAGTCAAGGAGCACATCGAAGAGGAGAAGCAGAGGCTATTTGGTCAGTTCTGCGATCCACGAAGCGAAGAGGAGATTTATGTAATACGGGAAGAAGCCAAGGCGCTTAGCCGCGTCGAGGACTTCCTAGAGTCGCTGGTCACCACTGGTGAGCTGGCAGAAAAAACAAAAGAAGGAGAAGTAAGTGATGGACGCTAATTCTAACCAGCAGCACGAGGGGGAACGCGGAAACACTGTAGATCAGGTGGCCGAACTGTTAATGGCAGAGGAGCCAACCGTAGAGGACGAGATCAAGAAGGAGGAAGAGGCGGTACACCGCCCCAACGACGACGATCTTGTCGATGATAGTGAAGAGTTAGAGGTTGAAGCAGCGCAAGAGTCAGACGACGTCGATTACGATGAAACTGATGACTCCAATGAGCAAGAGACCGACGACGACGATGGACTGGCAGCTTTAGCTGCTGAACTCGGATTAGACGCGGACAAGCTGACCCTCTCAGAGGACGGCGAAATCCTCGTGAATTTGCGAGTCAACGGCAAAGACCAGCAAATCGATTTAAAGGAGGCGATCTCCCAGACGCAATTCAGTAAGGCCAACGATGAGAAGGCCAGAACGCTTGCCGAGGAGAGAAAAGCCTTCGAGTCAGAGAGGCAGCAAGTTGCAGACGCTTATACGCAGCAGTTACAGCATATACAGGGTCTGGGGGAGATGTTGCAGCAGAAGCTGGTGCAGGACTTCCAAAGTATCGATTGGGACAGGCTAAGGGTCACGGACCCTGCTGAATGGACCGCCAAGCAGAGAGAGTTCGAGCTGCGCAACCAAGAGTTGCAACAGGCGGGACAGATGCTGGGCCAGCAAATGCGAGCCGAGCAGGAGCAACGATCACATCAGGAGGCTCAGGAGCGTGCAAAGATTTTGCAGGCCGAGCGCAAACTGATGATTGAGAGCAACCCCGAGTGGGCGGACGAGGACAAGCTGAAAAGTGATCTCACCGAGATCATTGATTACGCAAAGTCTAACGGCTTCCCCGAGGACGAGCTTTCACAGGTCATCCACAGCCGGCATGTAAACGTCCTTCGCAAGGCGATGTTGTTTGATAAAGGTCAGACCGTTGCCGAGAAGAAGGTCAAGAAACCCCCAAGAGTGCAACGAGCCTCCAATGGTCGCTTTGTCAAACAGAAGGGTGGCAAGGTTCAAAAACTAATCGAGCGAGCACAAAAAGCCAAAGGCGCAAACAAAAGGGAAGCGCAGGCAGATGCTGTGACCGCTCTGCTCATGGGAGAGACATAACATGGCAACTGGAAACATTGACAGCTTCGACTTAAAGTCGATTGCAAAGGGAGGCGTCATCAATGAGGACGTCATGCAGAAGATTTTCGACATTTCGAGAATCCCCCTGCCTTTCACGGACCTCGTTGGTTCAACCACGCACAAGAACGAGCGCTTTGACTGGGTAGTTGACGAGCTTCGTGCTCCCGACGTAACCAACGCCCGCGTTGACGGTGCCGATGCTGGTGCCGCTGCAGACGCAACTGGCGCGCGTGTGGGCAACCACTCGCAGATCTCGGATGAGGTCATCTCGGTTTCGTACCGAGCTGATGCGTCTGACACGATTGGTCGCACCAAGGAGCTGGCTTACCGCATCACTCGCGGCAACCAGCAGATCCGTCGTGACGTAGAGGCAATGGCGCTGAACAACCAAGCGTCCGTAGCCGGCACCGACACGGTAGCTGGCGTGACTGGTGGCCTGCCCACGTGGATCGAGACCACCATTATGAACGGTGACGGCTCTACCGCTACCGCTGGCGGCCACAACATGACCACTGGCCTGACACAGAAGTACACCGAGGACACTGGTGTTGCTCTGTCGTTCCAAGCGGTCAAGGACGCCATCCAAGGCGTATACGAGCAAGGCGGTGAGGTAACTCACATGATGTCTAACCCCGGCGTTATTGGGGCGCTGTCGAGCTACATGTTCGACAACGAGGCACGCGTTGCGACGTTGACGTCTGATCAGGGCGCTCCAGCCAACTCTAAGGCGACTGCGCTCAGCTCGGTCAACGTACTGGTCTCTGACTTCGGCACCATCAAGCTGGTTCCGAACCGTCTGCAGCCATTCGACTCGAACGGTAACGCTGTAGCGTTCCTGCTTGATCCCGAGTACGTGAGCCTGTCGTACCTCGAAGGGTATCGCACTGACACCTTGGCCAAGACTGGACTGGCAGAGAAGCGCCAGATCAGCGTTGACTGGGGTCTGCGTGTCCACACCGAGAAGGCACACGGCATGCTGGTCAACATCGACCCGAATGCTGAAGTAACTGCCTAAACCAAAAGGGGCCCTTCGGGGCCCCGTTTCAACACCCAAGGATTACAAATGAGCAACGGAGATTTGCAGTACAGCGGTGACGGTGTGTCCGTCACTTGGAAGTACCAGCCCAGCGACGGCAAGACCTACATCAAGCGTGAGGTCCCGAAGATCATCCACGACTCAATCGCTGAGAAGGCCAAGCAGGTACGCAACTCCGGTGGCACAAAAGAGAAGGACGGATTCCGGTTGGTGGCAACAGTGCCCGCCGAGATGTTCACGATGGCCAACGAGGGCCGCACCTTCGACGGTAAGTACAAGGGCTTCCTGAACTGCGACAAAGAGATGCAACAGAAGATGCTGTCGAAGTTCTTCCTAGAGCCTGAAATCAAAATCTTCCTGACTAACGACAACTACAAGGTCTGACATGGTCCTAGTCATCTACAAGAAGCGCAACAAGGGTGTGGTCGGCGTCCAAGACAAGGACGGCAAGACATGGCACACCAAGGGCGCGTTCGAGGATCGCGACATGGTGAAGACCAAAGCGAAGGAGGCCAAAGGTGGCGCGAAGAAGACGCCGTAGTCTCCGCAGGAGGAAGCCCAACCTCATGCTGCACCGTACCCGCAACCTCGGCGTTGTAGGCACGAGGGGCGGCGGTCTGATTGCTTGGACCAAGGGCGCATACGGCGCGGCCAGAAGCGCCATCATAAGAATCAAGATCATGATCACGCAGTCTGGTGAGCAAATCATTGCAGAAGACGGCGTCTCCAACATTGCACCGGAGCGATAAATGAAATTATCAGACCTCGTGCCCAGCGTTTTCACCGACGGTGATGACCCAGAGGTGCAGATCACGACCAAGAAGTACAGCCAGTTCCCCAAGGTGGAGGGCGCCGGCATTGAGGGCGTTGGCCTGAAGGACGGGCAGAACGTCCGCTTCGAGCTGACCACTGACGCAATCAAAGTCAACCCTGAGCCCTTCCGCAACGCGAAGGGCCAGTTCATCGGCACCCCGGAGGAGCTGGCGGGCCTTGAGAACCAGCGCGACGTCAATAACTTCCTCTATCAGGCGATCAACGACATCGAGGCTGGTGACATCGACCTCGACGGCTACGTTACTGATGAGCAGTTGGCACAAGTCAATGAAGCCAGTGAGTTCCGCGATGACGCGCTGAGTCAAAGGATTGATGAGGAGTCAGCAGAAAACACTGCCGCACATCTTGTATTGACCCAGTTGACTGAAAAGAATTTAGAGCGAATTGAAGCCAACTACACGCGCATTAAGAGCAACGAAGCACGCATTGAGGTGCTTGAGTCACACCATGCTGACCCTGTTTCAGAGGGCACATTGAAGTGGGTGGACTACACCTACACCTCCGACACTATTGATGCCCTTGTCAGCACGATCAGGGTTCACACTGACCGCACCAAGATGTCTCTTAACTGGGACACCCTTGATGACGGCAGAAAGGATTGGGAAAACCTAATCAATGACTCTGTTGGCCTTGAGGTTGACGGCACTATGTACTGGGCGATTGTCGAGTACGTTGGCGAGGCCGGTCAAAGTGGGCGCGGCAAGAATTTCAATATCCTAGAGCACAACATCCCGCCTGCTGGTGAGATTGCAGAGAATACGGTCACGGGCATCTATCCCAATTTTGAGCCGAGCGAGTTAAGAGATTACTTGCCGCTGTCAGGTGGCGAGATGGAGCCATCAGCGCAAATCAAGGTCAACAGCATTGCCCCTGTGAACACGACCTCGATTAAATAT